CTTTATACACCGTCAGCGATGGGGAGGTTGTATGACTAAATCCGTCACCGGCAGTTTTTACCTAACTGAAACCGTAACAATGGCAGCGCTCCAAGCAAATGGGACCCGAAATCAATCAACTGTAGATCTATCCGCATACATCAATGTCCCTACTGGACAAGCCATTGCAATAGAATGTGTAGATTTCATTATTCAGCGTGATACTGATTATGGTGGAAGTGTTGGGTCATTCTTAGGTTCTAATGGTTCAATCAGTACACAATTGACTGATTTAAACCCAGGAACGGCATTAGTTAGAGCAGACTCTCAAACTCTAATTGCTTCTGGATCTATTTCAATTGATTTTGCCAATAATCTCGCAACTGAAACCTCTGACTTTTTCCCAGACAACTTTGGACCTGCTGCATTAAGTGAGGCTTTCTTAGTTGTAAATGATACACTTTACCTTACTTCTGGTAATGATGGCTTCGCTGTTGGTACTGCTGATTTGTATGTTACAGTGAGAATCCGTTGCAGAGTTGTCAAACTATCTACAAAAGACTGGATGGCTATTGCAATACAATCAACTGCTGAGGCTTGATTCTAATGGTAAACTTCTGTCATGAATGCGGAATCGCTTTGCAAGGGAATGCAGTACCGATAGTTGTCGCTTCTAAAACTAAAGTGAAAGTAAAGAGATCTAGGAAACCTTCTGCATATAATCTCCAATACAAGAAGCAATATGCTATTCTGAAGAAGAAGCATCCACGCTCTAAGTTTGCAGCATTAGCAAAGAAAGCACACACAGCAACAAGGAAGGCGATGAAGAGATGAATGGAGAAGAGATTAGACTACGCGCAGACTTTGGTGCTGGAAGAGGTTCATGGAATGCAGTTACACAAGCATGGAGCGTTATTCCCGTCATGGAGAATCATTGGAACTTAGCCAGTAAGTCAGCACTTGCTGGTGCACCGGCTCCACTAGCCCCCTATATGTGGACAATGACAACCATAGACCTTGGTGGATTGGAATTAGAAAAGGAAACCTTCTTCCCAGTTGGTTCAACTATTCAAGATCCAGGCATTTACGCTAATTCATCAGAAACAACACCAGCAATGTCAGTTATCGATTTAATTACAGACAAACTTATCGATCCTTCAGAAGTAATTGACTTTGCATACATTCATGCACAGAATGGAAGCAACTATGGAATGATGGGTAATGATAACGACGCATCAACGATTGTCATGGGACAATATAGATTTATGACAGGAAACTCCAATCTTACATACCCACAAATGATGAGGACAGAAGTATCAACTTCTTTTTCTTCAGGAGAACCAACCGCGGCTTCTAAATTGTATTGCTATAGAATTGTTCAGCCTTGGGTTGATGCAGATACAACTACCATTACTGTTCCAGCAGCGAGATTCTATCTTACTGGTGTTAGAGATCGAGAAGACGACAAGGTGTATATGATGCGCCTAAAGCGTTCTTATGAATTAGATCAATCGCAGAGTTGAGGCGCATGACTATTCCAGTAATGCCTATCATGGGGCCACTGATTAGATATGCAGCAATTAAAGGATATTCAAAAATCGGTCCTGAAGGAACGGCAGTATTCCTTGCTGCAATGATTCACCCGGTATCAAGGACAATTGCATTAAGAATTGCTGGGGCAACAATCTATCATTCAACTATTTACTCTTGGAACATGACATCAGCAGTTTCAAAGATTCTTTACGAAGAACTAATTCTTCCAGCAGCAGCTGAAGTTGTTGGTGCAGTAAGTCCATGGTACACAGCAGCCACTAGATTTGGTACAGCGCCAGCAGCAAGCGTTGCAGCAGGAGTTGCATTCTTTGCTATCGCATTCCCTATTGCAATGGCTACAACTGATAATGCGTCGTATGGGGATCTCTATACTAAAGAGATACAAGAGTACGAGCATTCAGCCTTGGGCCAAGGTAGCGGAATGGGGATCGTCATCTAATAATGTCATATTAACGCATATTTGATTATTACAGCGTGGGCATTGCCAAATGTATCGGCGACCTTCAACAAATCCTGCAGGACTATTCTCGCCATCCCACAATGCCAACTGATTCATTCCAATAGGACCATTCAATCCACAACCGCAAGCAACTTGCATACTGAATGCGCTCATTCTTTCACTTCCTTTGGATTACATCGATCACAGAAAAACCATATCTCTTCAGAATCTTTACTAAAGCGTGTAGCCCATATGGCATTATGTTTCCCGCAATCATCACACATTGCTGAAATAGGATAGGCATAAGTCCATTCATTCATTCAAATTCCTCCAGAGTCTTTTGATTCAATGCTTTAGTAATTAATTCATCAACCGTTCCTCGATAATTCTCATCCATTGCTTCAGACATTTCAACAATTGTTGCTGCTAACATATGTGCTGCCTTTGCCCAGCGTATGCGTCGCATGGTTTCAGTGGCTAAATCCTCCTTTCGATCATAGTTCCTCAAACCAATTCTAACCCATTGGCTAAAGTTATTCATTCTCTGGCTTATAGCCATGGTTTGTTCATCTAAACTTACTATCTTTTGCACTTTCATCGGTATCTCACCAAACCATTCCAGCCTGTTTAATGGTATATACATACCGCCAATCCTAATGCGTCGCAAAGCGATCTCCAATCTTGACCCAGTGTAAAAAAGATACTACCTAGTTTAAGGGGGGGGTAAAAACTAAGGGTGGTTGGGCGGGAATAGATAGAGAATCCGATCAAACGCCAGTCCTCACCCTAAAGAAGATAGAATCCGTTGGGGTTTTGGTGTAATAATGAAAGTAGGTTTACTTTATACACCGTCAGCGATGGGGAGGTTGTATGACTAAATCCGTCACCGGCAGTTTTTACCTAACTGAAACCGTAACAATGGCAGCGCTCCAAGCAAATGGGACCCGAAATCAATCAACTGTAGAT